CAACTGCTTTTCCACCAGCACCGCCACTTGCGTTTGCATTTAAATCAAGATAAGCGGGTGCACCAGAAGCTCCATATCCACCGCCAGCACCTTGTAAATATGTGTTTCCACCGCCAGCTCCCTGAATAGATGTGCCTGTTCCCGCTGTGTTTGGTCCACCGCCAGTAGATGTTCTAGTCCCAGTGCCTGAAGGTGCCGTTGTTCCCCCTGTACCGCCACCTGAACCACCTAAACCAGCAGCTCCACTTCCTGAAGCGCTTAATGTAGTTGATGTTGATGGCAAAACTCTACCACCACCACCAGCACTTGCACCCAAATAACCACCAGAATTATAAAATGTCCCATTTGCTCCTGAAGAACCTATTGCACCACCAGCACCACCTGTAAGTGTAACTACAGCAAATGTAAGATAAGAGTTACCAGCTTTACCACCACCAGCTCCACCAGCTCCACCGCCATTTGAAGCTGGTCTGCCATACCCACTACCAGTATCATTAAAACCACCGCCAGAACCACCACCACCTGCTATATAAGCAGAGGCATTGGTATTGTTAATTGTGGCATTAATTGGAATAGACAATGCTGTACCACCAACACGACCAGTTGCAGTTACAGCGCCATTAAATCCGTCAACTCCACTTCCACCCATACCCATAATATTGCCATTATTAACAATAGTAAGGGTATCGCCAGTTGTTCCGCCGGTTAAAGTTAAGCCCGCATTTGCAGTTGATGTTGCATAAAGATATATTCCGGAATTAATAGTAACGGTAATATCAGAACCCCCAGCAACATAACCGCTTAATCCTGAAAGATTTAATGTAGCATTTGCTGTATTTGCGCTAAATGTATAACTTAATGCAACACGATTAGATTTACCGTAAAAGTTACTTAATGAAATAGTGCCGCTTGGTACGCCCGCTAACGTTCTGTAAGATGCTTGATTTATATTAGCTGTTGTTGTTCCAGCTACGCCTAATTCAACGTTAATGGCGTTAAAAGATATTGCACCGGATACTGGTAAAGTCATGGCTATTCCTTACGGCGCTGTGTATGCGGTAATGTTGAGCAACGAACTAAAGTTTCCGCTGGCATCTAATGATGCTATTGCTGTTGCGCCATAATAAAAATACAGCTTACCGCCGGATTCTGCAATAGTAAAATTAGTTGTTGTTATAGATGCCGCACTAGGAACTGAGTTATAAAAGTCCAGTAGACGCATTAAGCTGTCCTGACGAATTAACGTTGTTTGCTAATTGACTTAAATTAAATGCCGTTGTCATACTGCCCCTGTTCTAGCAAATGTTTGCTGAGTTAATACTGTATTTATATTTGTTGGACTATTAGCTAAAGTATAGCTTCCAGTACCCGTAGTAAAGTCAGTTCCTTGTTTCATTATAATACCGCTAATGTATAAATTAAATGCTAAAGCATTAAAACTGTAATTATATGTAGTTTGACCAATGATCGGCGGAATTGTTGATGCCGACGGCGAACCGTTAGGCTGTCCCAAGTTATTAGCCGAAAGGTTAATAATTGTAAGTTTACCGGTCAATGAAGCTGGGAAACCGTTAATATTTTGCCCTGTAATATTGTAATCATCTTCGGTCAAAAGAACCCCGTTTAAAAACAAAATCTCAAAACCGCTTACCAAAGTAAAGCCCGATACCGTAACATCTGATACGTTGGTAACAACCGCCTCGTATCTAGCAAAGCTAGCGTATACCCCGCTTGTGGAGTTAACACTTTTCATTGATATAACAGTAATAATGTCACCGGCATCAGCGCCAATACTTAAAGTTACCGTTGACGTTGTTTCCGTGTAATCAATTAATGAATCAAGCAATACGCCATTTTGAAATACTAAAGATTGATACGCAATGTAACCTGAGCCTCTAGTTACGCTAAAAGCAGTTTGCCCGTTTGTTGCTGTAAACGCTTGTGATGTGTAATAAAAATCGTCGGGGGTTTCAAAACCAACAATACGCCCATATACGTCAATAGTAATAGTTGCGGCAGAGCTTGTTTTTTGCGGGATACCAGCGCCAAAGTCAAGAATTTGATTTAAAGCGCCCTTAAGTAAACCGTCTTGGGTGTTTACAATACTAATCTCGCCAGCAGTTGATTGCGGTGTTCCAACCTTAATTAATTGACCGCTTCTAGAATCTAAATCAATATACGTTTGCAAAGAACCAGTTGGGTCGGGTAATCCTGACCATATTGTAGCGTCATAAGTTCCAGTATCGCTTGGCACAAAAGCGCCACCGCTTGTTGAATACCCAGCCGTTCCAGTTGCAAAGCTAGATTTTCGATTGCCACGGTTAATATAAAGCAAATAATTAGTTGCTGGGTCACTTACATCAAAAAATGCTGGGCTTGCCGGATACCAAGTATAAGCGCTAGGGTTTGTGTTTTGGTTTGTATCAGATTGATTTAAAAGTCCATAATATGTTTTGTTTCTTGGGTTAAAACTAAAACCCGTTCCTGTAATACTGTCAGCGTAAGCTACCATTAAATAACGTGATGCGTATTGGAATGTTTCAGGTCGCCATGTAAGTTTTGCGCTGGCTGGGCTAAATGAAGATGATGCTAAGCTGTTAACTATACGGCTAAAAAAATACCAATCACCTGACGGTATATTTGATAATGTTACGGCCGGTAATAATGTGTTTGGTTCGTATGGCGTACCATTAGATTGAACAGCGGTTGTTCCTGCAAATATTCTTTGGGATTCGGTAGGATTTGCAAAAGCTGAATACCAAACCTCAGCATATTGTGTAATGCCATTTGAACTTGAAGTAACAGAAACATCAAATGATGGAATTGAAGCATTTTTTTGTTGATTTGCAATTACTGGCGCATATATTGTCCCAAAAGTAGTAGGGCTACCTAACCCACTATTGCTTGCTGGGGTAAACTGGCTAATAGGAAAGTCATCATAAACTTGTGGATTAAATTCCATAAGATTTAAATCAATTACAATTGTGCCATCAGAATTAAAATTTTCCCTAACTTGACCTATTCGGAACATTTTAGCGTCCCAACCATATTTTTCGTTTGTAACCGTTACAACGTCACCGGCTTCTAATTGCAAGCCAATAAACATAACCGATACACTTACTTGCAAATCTTCTCTGCTGCCTTCTAAAAATCTAGTGGCTAAATATTGTGCCCGCACATTGTTGTTAACTAAAGGCAATGTAATGTTTTGCTTATTAACGGGTTCGTTTTCATAAAGCAAACTAGGGTTAATAACAGAAAGATCAATTAATATTGAATTAAAACTGTCTTGTGTAGGATTGTCTACGTAATAAACCTCAACCAAGTTGTATGTTGCGGCAGTTTCAATAGGGGTAATGCTAATAGCGGAAATCATATTGCTATCATTAATATTCATAACAGTTGTAACAGTTGGTTTTTGTGTTACAACGCCCCATTGCGCAGTTATTTCATTGTATCTAATTAAACAATCGCAACAATCCGCCATGATTTGCATATTGGTTTGTATAGATTTTGCCGTATCAATTGAGCCATCAAACTCAAATCTTTTAATTGTGGCCGCATTGCCCGTGTATGTTTGAAAAGAAAAATTTTCGTTAGAATAAGAACGCAATACATCAAATGTTGCGGTTGCTATTTGACTTGATGGAATTGCCGCACCATAGCGAACAGACTTCATATAGTCCATTAAACAGTCCGCTGGGTTATTTCGGCTATTTGTAATTTCAAATTTTGTTTGCTGTATTCCTGTAATTCCAGCATTAGCGTTATAAATTAATTTAACAATAGCAAAAACGCACCCACTCATTAAATTATTACTATCCCATTTATACGATAGCGTTGAATCAGACATAACTTGAATAGCTGTTTGACTTGTGTTTACTGGCGCATTAGAGCCGTTGCGGTATTTGTAAATATATAAATAACCATTAACAGAAGTGTCTACCGCGCCAGTTGATTCGTCTGTTAGGCTAATTACTTTTGTTTGATCTGTGCCGTCAAAGTTACAAAGTTTTCCACCCCAGTAAACTTTTCCAAAAGAAAATGTGTCGGGTGTATTACCGAATTCATTGTTTGTAACCTCAGAAAGAGCTATACAGTAATAAAGATTTTGATTGTTTGTAGATATGCTAAGATCGGTAATAATACCGCCAAGATAAGCGTTTCCGTAAACAACCGGCAATTTATTGTTTGTTGCTGGCGATACTTGGATTCTATTGCCTAAAGCATTTGGGTCATCAGCGCCTTGATTTCCCATGTCAGGGACTTTAGGTTTGCCAATAATAGTTGACGCAAGAATAGATACAGCCTGCATTCCAATATTAAGAACGCTAACGCCAACATTAAGAACGGCTTTCCCTAAATTGACAACCGGTTTAAATACGCTTTTTAGAAAACCCATTATGCTGTCTTTCCAAATTGATAATTAATGTTTTGTATATAAGGAACTCTAGCCATTGAATCGTCGTTAGGATAATAATATTGCCATGAATTGTTATTTGTAAACCTACCTGTTACTCGATTTTGTAATATTAATTTTGCGCTAGTAGCTGAAATACCAATTGTGGCAACCATTTCACGAGCATCATCATTCCAGTTTTCAGTTATTGAGTAGGATGTTACGTAACCGTTAAAGAATTGATATAACCCGCCAGCCCCGCCGGTAGTTAATAATGCTCCGTCAGCGCCAAAAAATCCATGCCACATTTCAAGTGCTGCACCTTTAATACCGGTGTTTAAAACCGCACTTAATACTGCCGTATCAATGCCAGTTAAAACAAAACTTGTATCATTTGATGTTGCTTTAATGTCACGTTGGACATCTCCAATGCTTAACAAAATCCCCAAAGCATCAAAAGGTTCGGAATCCACCGCCGGAACTGTAATTGAGTTTGCGGCAGTTGACATTCTTGCCTCAATTCCTGTGCCAATAAGCCTTACAAAATCAGCAACTCTTATTACATTCGTATTCTCTACTGGTGGAATTACGTTCATAGCACAACCTCATACGCTTGAAAATCACCGTCCCATTGTATAAAACTATCGTTTGTAATTGGAGAAAAACTATACGTAGGATATTTAGCCAATAAAACAGGTATTGTAATACCTGTATATGTGCTACCACCTAATGATACCGTCGTTCCATATTCACCAATAACAGCGGGAACAGTAGAAGTTAAAGTTTCAATAAGGTTTCTGTGAACTGGAATACTGACAGTTGGCGCTGTGCCGCGTAATATATCTTCCGTTGCAATATAAGAATATCTGCCAACCTGACAAAAATCCCCTTTTTTTACAATATATGCGCTAGAGCTAATAGACGGTAAAGAACCTAAAACCAATACTTTGTTAGCCGAATTTGTTTGCCAAGCGCAAGATGATATTTGTGTGCCTGTCATTGTGCCTTGATACGCAACATAGCTCGCCCAACCAGTAGAGCTAAAATTAAGATTTTGCTCTGCAATTCTGTCAGCAACCCGTAATTCGCTTAATAACCCACGGTTTTCTGAATATCTTAAAAACGCCATTGGCTTCATGCTAACTTGAAACGGTTGCACAGTGACATATTCTGATGCTGATATATGTAAGTTTCGACTATAAACCTGACCAACTACTTTGTGATCGTTGATTCCAATTGATTCGCTAATTGCTAAGATTGTATTTAATGGCATATCGATTACCTAAATGTTGGTACAGAACGTTGCGCAGAAAGGTTTGCTGACCATATTGCCTTTTTGTTGTCCGCAATAAATTGAGTAGCCGATTGTGTATCAATAGCGCTTAGATTTGCAATATATGGCCCATTATATGTAATACCACCACCCATACCACCTAAAGCGCTTGACAATTGGTTGTTTGGAATAACATTTGCGCTGCGTTGAGGTATTACTAATTCAGGGCCATCTTCACCAACCATATAAGGCGTATTACCAACAACAGTACCGCCTTTTGCTCTTCCTTGATATTGCATTGATCTAATAGCTTGCACTCTAGCCATACCTGCACCAATTGCAGCCGCTGCGGCAGCAACACCTAAAGCGGGTCCAATAAATGGAATACCCGCCATAGAAGTAAAAGCTTTTTGGGCGCCTGAATATGTATCAATAATAGTATTCATAATGCTAAATGCTTTCCATGCATCAAATGCTTTTTTACTTTGTTTGCCAAGTACTTCAAAATTATTAACCATAGCATCAAAGCCTTGCTTTTCTGTATTAGTTAATATTTGTTGACTGCGCACGCGCATTTCATTTGCTTGTATTGCTTTTTGCGTTAAGCCAATATATGCTTCAGATAATTCTAATACTTTTAATTTTTGTGCTTCTAAGCCTTCAATAACTTTTGCGCCAGCGTCACCAGCTTGTGCTTCTTTAATTTTTTGATCAATGTCAGCCAGTTTATCATCACGGTCTTTTTCAATTTTAGCAACCGCTTCATATATTTCTTTTTGCCGTTCTGTCATTGCAACCATTTCACCTTGCATAACAATAGCATCTAAACGTTGCTTTTGTTGTTTTGCAAATTCATCAGAAATAGCTTTTTGTTTTGTTAATGTTTCTGCGTCAGCGTCTTTAACAGGGCGTTTACCATTTGGCGTTGATGTATCTTCTGCTTTTTTAGATGGTTCATTTGTTAAAACTTTCTTTTGATAAGCATCTAATTCTGCGCGTAATCTTTCAGAATCTTTATGATATGCGTCCCAAGCTTCTTTACGTGCTTTAGCGCTGCGCATTGAACTAAAATCTAAAGCTGTATTTAATAAAGCAAAAGTGCGCTCAACAACAAAAGCTACATCGCTTGCTAATACGGCAATTGTTTCAAATGCAACTCTAAATACTGTGCCAACGCCCTCAGCAAGGCCTTTTACTTTTTCTAAATATTCAACAGTTGTTTTTAAATCTTCGCCAACACCGACAGCAATAGCCGCAATAAATGTTTTATAAATTCTTTGAGTGCTGTCAGCAGCGTCGCCCATTGCCCTAATGCCTGCTTCAGCGTCTTTATATTTTTCTTTAGCATTAGCTAATTCTTCGCCCATTTGGGCCCAATTAATATTTTTAGCGGCTTTGCCAAGAGTTTCCATGGCCAAAGCATTACGCGCAACCGGATCTTTAATTTCGCTTAATTTTTTAATTACTTTATCAAGTAATTGCTCATTAGAAAGATTAGCAATATCACTTAAACTAATGCCAAGGCGCTCAAATGATTTTTGGGCTTGTTTATTACCCTCTGCTGCATTGTCTATTTTTGCCGTAAAAGCAGCAATTAATTTGCCGGCATTTTCTGCTTTACCACCTGATACCGCTAAAGCTGAGCCCAAAGCCATAACCGTGCTAATTGCCAAATTATTAGCATCGGCTAAATCTGATACTTCATCTGCATAAGCAACAGTTTTTGCAATTAAACCTGTCATTGCGGCGGCACCAACTGCTAAGGCTGGTTTCATTTTGTCTACAAATTTAGACAATGAAACAGTGGCATTGCCAAGTCCTTTTACAAACTCAGCTGTGTCAAGACCTAATACAACACCAAGTCTACCAACGTTTTGGGCCATTTTTTATTCCTTCAGCATGCCTTTAGGCGCATTTAATAAAACAAATCCTTTTAATGTTGCTTGTGTCTTATCTTGTTGCTCTGTTTCCGTTAAAGGCCTATACAAATAAGGATATGCATGCGGAATAATATTTTGCAATGTATATGCCTGGGTATTTGGGCCACGCATGTAATTGTAAACCGCTGCTGTCAAAGATCCTAATGTCTCTATTATTGCATGGTTTCCAATTAAACCGTCACTATACATTAAACAAATATCATGAAAAGTTTCTACGTCAACTGCATCCGGGTCAGTTCCATGAGCAGTTAAATATGCTTTAACTTGCCTACGTACTGACCCAATTACTTTTCCTTTGTTTTACCATAATCAAATGAAATAGCGTTAGTAATTTCCTCNACTAATGCTAATTGAATTGGNAANGGAAAAATTTCTTCAATATCTNCATAAGTAATAGTNTCCATATCAAAATCTTTTTCTTCTGGCACTAACAACTTAATCATTTCTGTAATACGTAATTCTGTGCTAACTTTCATTTTTGCNGTATCACGCATTGAACGNCCATGCACAATAACGTCATTTTNTTTATATTCAACANCGTCAATATTTTCTTGTGAATCTTTTAAAGCCATAATTTCTTTAATAGATTCTTGATAATACTTTTCAATTAATGCTTCATTAATATTTTTAATGCGCTCTGCAATAGCATCATTTTCAACGGTTAATGGCACTTTAACTTTAAAAGTATGCCCACCTAATTCAAAAGTACGGACGCGCACGGCGTCTTTATTTTCAATAAATTTTTTACCTAATGCATTGCTAAAATTGCTCATGTTTTATCCTTTGTTGTATTTACTACGATATTTTAATAATCTTAATTTAATTTTATCNGCTAAATTATTTAATACCTGAAAAGCAGTTGATTCTAATGCNGGNCTTAAATAAGGTTTAGCNGCAAGTTTTGCTGTACCAAATTCCATTGCAATATGCCGTGCATCTCCAATAGCTTTTACTTTTTTATACTTATCTTTTTTAGCTTTATATGAAGCTTCTACATCATAAATTTTTACAAATTTAGATGGCGGAGCAGTAGTAACGGTAGCAATAATTGTATCAGTTTCATTAATATAAATAGAACGTTTATCACGGCGTGTAGGTTTTCTTGCTTCAATTCTTAAAGAAGCGGCCAATGTGCCGGTATCTTTTGGGACTAAAGTTTTTGCTCTAGCNAATGTAGGCGCTAATGAATCACGCACGGCACCAATTAAAACTTTAGAAGTTTCTTTTGTGCCAAAATCTGCTTCCATTTCACGCAATACATCTTTTAGCTCTTTAGCACCAGTAATTGAAATGGTTACTTTTTCGCCCATAACTAATCGTTTTTAATAATTTTTGCGTGAATAGCATTATTAAGTTTAAATGCATAATTTGCAACGTCTTCAGGAGACATTGTATCTGCATGGCGCTTAGCAATTTCATAGCATAAATGTATGCCTAAAATGCGTTGCTGTGGAAAGCCAAACCAATTTTTATTGCCTGAGCTAGCTTGCCCAACAATATAACTTAGCAAATCTGATGAATTTTCTATTGATGTCATATAGTATAAAGCCCCCGAAGGGGCTCCTTATTAGCTGTTTGACCAACCGTAAGAATTGCCGCCTACTGGGTGAAGAACAAAAGTAAATTTGCCTTCAGCAGCTGGAGACATATCCCATTGCAAACCACCAACGCGTGCGTTAAATGAATATGCAACAGTATCTGTACCGTCATAAACAGCAATTGTAAATGTACGAATAGTTGTACCGTTATAACCATCAGTACGAATTTGCAACATTGCAGGATCTGCAGGGTTCCAAGCTGAAGTGATAGTTAATGAAGTAACCTGGTTTTGAGTAGTAATTTTTGCACCAGTACGTGCACCAGCAACCGCATATGCAGCGCTTGCATCGTCAGCGCCAAATGCTGGAATTGCTTCAACAGGAACTTGAATACCATCAGCGCCAGTACCACCAGCAGATGTGCCAATAATTGGCTCTACACTTGCCCATGTACCTAGCTGTGTATCTGTTAATGGAGTTGGGTCCACTGCATCTTGCATCCAAAGGGTTGCTACGTAACCCGGTAAGACCTTATTAATTAGTGCCATTTTTTAAATCCTTATAAAAAAATTAATCAATCGTATCTTATGCGGGAATGTCTAAAGTGCAATCTAACAACACTTGATTCAAGCCCAATTCATTATCGTAAGTATTATAAAGCCAATATACATCAGCTTTGGCTATAAAAAACCCCGTACTACCACCAAACTGTCCAGAATAACCATGTAATGATTGTAATATGGTATTTGACATATTAAAAGCATCATCCATTTTTTTATGAAAAATAGATATTTGAAAAGTTGGCCGATCAATGCCTTTATTGTCTTGTGTTTG